CCGCTCGCCCACAGCCGCGCGGCTATGCCGCGCAACGGAACGCCCCCTTGCAGCTGGGCTTCGCCCAGCGCGGGGGCTCGGCTCGCTGCGCTATCGCTCCGCTCGCCCACAGCCGCGCAGCCCCGCAAGCGGGGCCGCGCAACAGCCACACAGCCACACAGCCACACAGCCCTGGTGGAACTCACTACCATCACTCGACCTGTACCAACCGCCGTCAAATACAAAACCAAATACAAAATCAAATACCAACGCAGTAGAACAACAACGCCACGACTAAAACCAATAACCGCGCTTACCAACCCACCAAACCCGCCGCCAAAAAAAACAGCAACTTTACAACATATTTTTTTCTTTCCATTGACATAAAAGTTTTTTGTGGTACATTAGGCGCATGATCAAGAGAGAAGGTCTGGACTGCGTAGTCCTAGTTCTCAATAACAACTTGGTCAAGAAGGATTCAAATGGCAAAGGAATCGAATGCTAAAAACACAAGAAGGTCATATCGTACTACTACAAGATTGATCACAGTTTTGAGTGACGGCGAGACTTGGGACGAAACCGAGGGCTGCAACACACACATGATTCCGTCTCATTGGGGACACAACGAAGTGGAAGCGTTTTTGCGCCATCTGCGGAGCGAGCAGGGTACTGAGGTTGAAATCGACAACTTCTAAATCTAAATACTAGAAAGGAGAAAAAATGAAACAGGAAATAGACAAGTTAGTAATGGTTAGCGACCTTCTCTCCGATGCGAGAAGCAACTGGTCTACCGAAGGCGCCTTTGCAATCGTGGAATATATTCTGCGAGTAGAACGAGAGGAAAACCTTGATGGGCTTTGGGATGTCAATGTAGTTCGACTCAACTTTTTTGAGGGGTGTAGTGCGTGGTCTGCGGCGGCGTTGTGTGGCTTGAGACCTAACAAGTTCCTTACGGAACAGCAGGCATTGGACTTGTTGAAGTACGAGGGAATAGTAATCATAAAGACTTTCCCCTGTGGTCGCATGGTCGTGGGTCGGGAGTGGGCAGTCCAGGCACTAGCGGGAGGGGCTCCGAAATGAATCCAACCAAAGAAAACTGGGGTTGGAAACCTTTACGGGAAGCCGCACGATCTGCCTATATAGATTGGCACGGACAGGTGTTCGATCCCTCCGAACTGAAGGGTACGCAGACAATACTGACCCCACCCAACGCAAATCCAAAACTAGCAAAGTCTAGTATACCCATTTACGGGATAACTCTTGCGCCTGCGGGATCTTCGGGATATCAAGTATGTCCGAACAGGAGCAAACTCTGCGAAGAAGCCTGCCTGGGCGTGGTTGCGGGTAGGGGTAGAATGCCAAGGACAAGAGCAGCGCGAATTTTGAAAACAAAACTGCTGTTCGAAAACCCCTATAGGTTCTTTCTGAAACTAAACCAAGAGTTATATAAAGCCGTTAGAAAGCACGGATCATGGAGGCTTGCCCTACGGTGCAACGTCTTATCTGATCTTCCTTGGGAAGACTTTGCTCCCGAGTTACATACCTACCCCATTATCCGATACGACTACACCAAAGTGTTCAGTCGCCTAGTCGGATGGAAAGATATTCACTACACTTTTTCTTACAGCGGACACAACGCACGGCTATGTTTCGCTGCCCTAAAACGGGGAGTGAATGTAGCAGTCGTTGTTTCGAACGAAGTGAAGGAGAAGTGTCTAGCCAAGGGGAGGGTTGATATTTTTGGCGGCAATTATCCAGTATTGGACGGCGACATTTCAGACGCACGATTCCTAGACCCCCAAGGTCATATCGTACTTTTGCGAGGAAAGGGAAAGATACCAACATCCTTGTTCCACACAATTAGGATGGAAGAACTGCCGATAAATCTTTGACTAGGAGTAGACATAAGAATTTTTTCTGGTACATTAGTGCGTAGACAGCGAGAAGGAACGTTTCCTTCAAGCACAGTTTCATCAAACAGCGGCACAGCCGCAGGAGAACAGTAATGTTTTTTAGACAGGATAGAATCGACGAGAATTATTTTGTGATGCCTGGGAGTACGTATGCGGAATACTGGTCGAAAAGAACCACCGAACCGTGGAGCGTGCGAGAAACCCCTTTTTGGCAAGTACGCAATGCAGAACGAGAGGAGTTTATTTCAAGCGTATTGAGATCGGAAACGCAGGAGAACAGAGACCGCTCTGTGCATGCCATCATGGAATGGGATCGATACCACGCGCCTTCAACAACTCCCCGCCAGCAATTGAAAGAACTGGGTTTTGTGCCTGCTACACCTAACAATGATTGGGCTGATCACGCTCGTGTAACATCGTTCTTGGATTTCTACTGGTTCTACAACACCTTTGCAACGCACATTATGGTTGAGTATCCCAATTCCGCGCCCGCCCGACTGACGCTAGATTCGTTTGAGCGTCTCAGTAAAGACAATCAGAATGCTGTATTGGATGTGTTGTTCAAGACCCTTGATGATGTTATTCCCGATATTGTTCCGCGAACAGGGGAGGACGAAAACGCTATTGGTTCTTATATTGAGTACATCGTTGTTCGGATTCCTACTAAACCCGACTCCCTGTTAGATACTCCAAGGGAATACAAGTTAGATACTCCAAGGGAAGGATGGAAGGTAGATGTCTAACCAAAGATTGACTATGATCGGCTTGCCAAGGGAATCGCCAGTCAATCCGCCCAACACCGAGATTGATTACGACAAACTTGCCAAGTCAATCGTCATGCACATCAGTTATGTAAAACTTGCAGAAGAAATCATTCGTGCTACAGATTTTTCAACTCACCAAGAAAGGAAACAAAATGCCTAATCATTGTCAAAACAAACTAATCGTAACTCTTCCGAGCGCAATGGCGAGAATGTTGGTTGATGCTTTAGAGACGCATAGAGACGCTCTCCGCTCGGGGCGTGCTACGGCAGGTGCTCCCCTGTGTAACTTCTTCAAGCCGATGCCCCAGTATCTAAAGGCTTATACGGGCGTGGAGGATTGGGGTTGGTACGCTTGGGCGAATAGAGAGTGGGATACCAAGTGGGGCGATTACGATGGGTCTTGGACTACTACTGCCCCATCCGAACTAGACCCGAAAGGTAATAGCGAAACTGGTTTCGAAACCACGATTACATATGTTTTCAATAGTGCGTGGAATCCCCCGATTGCTGTTATTGCGTACATTGTCTCCTTGGGGTACAAGGTTCACTTCAGTTACTATGAGGGAGGGATGGGATTCGGTGGGTGTACTCCACCCGAAGGCGTACAATACTCATCCCCATCCTATGACGCAAGAAACAATCTTGTAATACGACCATTTGATTTGGAGGAGTTCAGAAAGGATCGGGCAGAGGATGCTGAGTTTTGGAATGGATGGGTAGAAAGTCAGGGGTTCAACCATGCATTCTGAATCCCAAAAATACGAGGCTACTAAAAACCGATTGTCAATTCTTATCCAAATGGTTGCCAATCAAATTGCGTCTGACCCCGATGTTCCTGTTCCGTTTGCAGTAAAGGACAATAACAGGGATGCTATGTTGAGTGAAATAGGAGCGCGTTGGCTGTTGACTGACCAATCGGACAGGAAACTGCTGCAAATGCTGCTTTTGGTTTACACAGCAGGAGGTCTCTCGGGCATTGTCTTCCCTACCCCTGGTGGGGGAGAAGACAATAACTTGTACACTCCAATGGACTAATCCTTTCTAGGGTGGGATGCGCATACCCATATAGCAACGCATAATAAAGGAGCCCGCTATCTGAAAAAAAGTTCGTTTATCGTTAGCACCTCTTTCTACTTGGCTTTGGAGTATTATGCCAAGAAAGATTTTGTGCGAGGAGACATGAAGATTGATTTCATTATGGCATATTGCCAAGAAGAAAATCTATGGCTACTCGACGAAGAGGTCTGTCTTATTTTTGAAGCAAAAAGAAAAAGGAGAATTTAGTAATGTCTGTAAGTGGAAAATTTGCTACGATTAGTGAAACCGCTCTTGAGGTGTATCCAGTTCCCCAAAACACGAGAACCTGGACGCTCACTCCACAGCAAGATTTGGTCAAAACCGCTATGCGGGTTTTGGGAGATCAGGGAATCGAGTTCCTTTCTGTGAACCACATGGTTCACAAGGATAAGCCAGTTTTTGTTACAGAGGGAATCGTTAGAGGCTCATCCCTTGTCAACACCCAAGGCGAGGAGTGGACTATAGCGATTATGAACTCCTACGACAAAACAATTTCGGCTAGAATGCTGTTTGGTCGTAGAGTTTTTATCTGTTCCAATGGCATTATCCACGCCGATAAGGTACTTGGTGCAAAGCACACAGGTAAGGTTTGGGATCGTGTGGAAGAAATGTGCAAGGAAGTTGTTACTGACTTCTTGGCGAACCAAGCCTACTATGCGGAGCGCCAGGAAACCCTAAAGCACTTGCGTTGGGAAAAATCCAACTTGGCTCATTTTGCGATGGATTTGGTTCGTAGGGGTGTTCTTGGTAAGCAGTCGGCTTTTGATTTTTACGACCAAACCACCAATCCACCGTTCAAGTACGATGCTCCAGAGTTGTCTTTTTGGCTTTCGCAAGCGGCGTTTACCCACCTCGCGAAGAGCATGGAGCCTGTCCATAGGGCTCGCAGGAATCTGGCATTCGAAAAGTGCCTAACCCAAAGGATGACCGATCCTACGGGTCTTGCCACCTATGAATCTTGGGTTTCGAATGTGTAGTTAGAATAGTAGGCGCCAAGGCTCTCTACTTGGCGTTCTCCTTCTGCCCCCGTGCTACCGAAAGGTGGTGCGGGGGTTTTTTTATGTTGGTATACTTGTATTTATGCGCCAAGATAAACTAAATCAGGAGATGGTTGTTCTAGGTAAACAAAGGTATTCCTCGAAAAAACTGAAGGCAACAGAAATTGGGGCTGAAAGTAATACAATACCAGGAAGGACGCTGCTAAACAACAGTACGGACATTCTTTCTAAAGCGGTAGAAAACTGGTTGTGCGCGGCGAACCAGGGTGCGGGAAGAAGGCACACTTGTTTGCCGTTGCTCTCGCAACTATGCCACAAAAAAATCGCTGTCATCACTTCCAAAACTGTCATAGACTGTCTTTCCAAAGAGCGTAGGCTAACAAGCACAGCAATAGAAGTAGGCAGGGCGGTTGAGGACGAAATCCTAATGCAGACCCTGTCCGAAAAAGAACCAAACTTTATTCGGAAAATCCAAAACAAAACCTTCAAACGAGTTGGACAAAAACTAAAGCGAAGGTTTCTCCGTGATGCTGCAAAAGCAGTAGACCTAATTAGTTATAGGTGGACTAAAAGGGAGGCGGTGTCGGTCGGCGTACTTCTCATCGAAATGTTGGCGGAACATACTGGTATAATCGAAATACGAACGAAGGTAAATGAGCGAGGAAGAAAATACTGTATTATACAGCCGTCCAAAGATATTACCGAGTGGGTTACCAAGTGCCATGAATACCACGAGGCTCTAGAGCCTGTATTCCTACCAATGGTCGAGAAGCCTCTTGGTTGGAGCAACCCCTGGTATGGCGGCTACGGATCTATGGAGTGGCGCCCGAGACCCCTGGTCAAGTCCAGAGACAAAAAATTTCAAGAATCACTATCATCTTCACTACCATCAGTCGTGTACGAAGCGGTAAACTTTGTTCAAAATACCCCGTGGAGAATAAACAAACAAACACTAAATTTGGTAAAAGAATCGTGGGACGGTGGTTTTACCTTTGACAATCTCCCGCCCAGCAATAACGACCTTGTCCCGTCCAAACCAATTGACATCGACGATAATCCAGAGGCTCGGCGGCAATGGCGTAAGGCAGCCGCCAAAACCCATTTCCAAAACGAATCATACGAGTCCCAAAGAATATTGACTCTAAAGTGTTTGTTCGTTGCCCAGAAGATGGCGGAACACAACCGCATTTGGTTTCCCCATCAACTAGACTTTAGGGGCAGGGGCTACCCACTACCGTTATTTTTGAATCCACAAAGCATCTCCTACGCAAAAGCAATTTTAGAATTTGCTGATGGTAAGCCGATTAAAACAGACGACGATGCTTTACCCCTGTATATTCATTCCGCCAATAAATTTGGTTTAGATAAACAAACATTCAAAAAGAGAGTTGCTTGGGTTGAGGAGAATAGAGATTTAATTTGTAAAATAGCGCAAGATCCCTGGGGACATAGGGAATGGACAAAAGCAGATGAGCCCTTTGCTTTCTACGCTGCTTGTGTAGAACTCTCGTCCTTGTGGGCTAACGGTTCAGGATATGTCACGCATTTACCAGTCGGGATGGACGCCACAACACAAGGACTCCAGATATACTCTATGTTGTTGAAGGATGAGGTTGCCGCAGTCGCTACCAACGTCCTCCCTTCAGAAACGCCAGCAGACCCATATAAATCAGTAGCCGATAAAGTTATTCAGCGGCTGCAACATTTAAATACAGAAGACGCTAGATTTTTATTGTCGCTAGGTCTAGATAGAACCGCTACCAAAAGACAAACAATGACTTTACCATATGGTCTTACCCAACACTCTTGTATTACTTACACTAAAGAATGGTTGGAAGAAAAATTAAAGAAGAATAATATAGACCAAACTAATATAAATACATATCAACTAAACCGTTTACTAGGGAATACTATTTGGGAGTCTATTGGGGATGTTGTGGGCTCGGCTCAAATAGGAATGAAGTTTATTAGGGAATGTGTAAAAGCGATGGTGGAAAATGATGTAACTCCTTTTTGGAATACTCCTCTAGGTTTTCCTGTTCGCATGAGGTATGAAAACTACGATCCCATAACCGTCTCAACCAAAGTTGGAGCCAAGGCTAAAATTTTATCTCTTCGGGTTGAGAACGGTGTTCAATCTCTTCGCAAGGCACTCAATGGAGGCCCAGCCAACTTTGTCCACTCCCTGGACGGGTTCGGTGGGCTTCTTGGGGAAACGGTGCTTGCGTGTAAGGCATTTGGAATCAATCACCTGGGAACTGTCCACGACCAACTAATGTGCTTGGCTCCCGACCACAAAAAGGTTGCTTTGGCTGTACGGCAATCCACGGTGAAACTTTTTTCGGAAGAAATTTTTAGAAATTTTCGTGAATCCACATTGACACTACTGCCCTCTTCGGGTAGGCTTCCCGATGTTCCAAAGTATGGTGCTTTGGATGTAACTAAGGTTTTGACTTCAGACTACTATTTCAATTAGGATTGAATAAGACAACTGAAGTACATGCAAAAGGAGATAATGGTAAACATGAAGAGTCCAAAGTACGGAAACAACTTCCCGCAACTGACCACACCCACGGGGATCGCTGTGTACCCTCGCCTGAACGAGCCCGACACCAAGTTCGACAAGGACGGCGTCTACAGCGTAGAGTTGCGCCTAGACCTTGAAGACCCAGAGGTGGAGAAGTTCCTGGCAGCGCTTCAGACCTGCGAAGAGCGAAGTTACCAGGCGTTGTGCGAAGAGCATGGGGGCGCAACTCCGAAGAAGCTGAAGCGTGCTCCAATGCCCTTCAAGGAAGAGGAGGGGATGGAGGGAGGTCTTCCAAAAACCATGAGAATTAAGTTTAAGCTCAAGGCAAAGGCAGGAAATGCGAAGAAGTCTTGGACGCAACGGCCGATTATCTATGATGCGTTGGGCAGTCCGTATGATCCCATTCCGTCTGTCGGTTCCGGCAGCGAGATTCGCGTAGCTTTCCAGGTTGTTCCATATTTCACGGCTATGGTTGGCGCAGGCGTAAGCCTCCGAATGAAGGCGGTACAAATCCGGCGGTTGGTTACCTTTACACCCGGAGATTCTTTTGTATCCTTTGGTTTTGAGGCCGACCCCGAAGCAAGCCAAGCCCGTTTCTTGGAGAAGACAAAGACAGCAACGCATGATGCGGACTTCTGAAGACAACGACAAGACGCTATTCTTTGACGGATGCGACAGCGCAATTGTTGGTTTCATCTCTAGATGTGGTCAAGTTCCCGTGGTTGTTTACGGGTATCGTGAGCTTGTGCGTGTGTTTGAGCGTCAAGGAATGACTTCTGATGAAGCTGAGGAGTGGGTGGCATTCAACTGCGAAGGCGCGTGGGTAGGCGAGGGAACTCCCGGAATCTTACACCGCGCCCGAGCAGCCACCGTTCGTGAGACAATTCAACAATGAAAACAAAAACAATGAAAACAAAACCAATGAAAACAAAAACAAAACAATATGATTACTCCTTCTCATTCAAGAAAGGAAATTACTTTGAGGTAAGCCACGCCCTAGAAGATAAGTTCCCAAAGCACTTTATGGGATCTGGTACATCCCTTATGGATAGTTCTTTCGATATAAGTTTTAATTGTTCAGCTGAACAGGCACAGAAGATTACCAGATACATCAAACGAAACTTTACTTGTAAAGCAATTCGTAAACGATTAAAGGACTTCTAAAAACATGGCCAAGAAAAAATTAAATAAAGCCAGTATGCCTTGCAACAAGCCGCGCAAGTCTCCCAACCCCGATAAAAAGAAAGTTGTCAAGGCTTGCGCCAATGGTCAAGAAAAAATTATTCATTACGGCGCTACTGGTTACGGCAATAACTATAGTCCTGGCGCTAGGGCATCTTTTAAAGCCCGTCATAACTGTGATTCTGCTACCAACAAATTATCCGCTAGATATTGGGCCTGCAAAGATTTATGGGCCGGGCCAAGCGGATCAAAAACCCCATGTCCAAAAAACAGAAAGTGTAAAAAGTAAATGAAAAAGAAATGCGATTGTGATTGTAGCAAAAACGAAAAGACTAAAAGCAAGGCCAAGGGCAAAACAAAGAAACGTACTAAATATACATGAAGTTTCTTTGTTCGATAGTTTTCCCCGTTGTTCCCGTTGCCGCTTCTAGGCCTCGGGTTAGTCGCAAAGGATTTGCGTACTACGGGAAAAAGTACGAAAAGTTTAGAAAGGAGATGCGCGCATTACGCGGTAAGATCGTTGCACCAAAGGAATGCCCGATATCCTGCCCTATCGAAGTCAACGTAACTTGCTACTGTACCAAGCCGAAGAATCCGTCCAATCCTTATCCCGTAGGGGATGTTGACAACTATGCGAAAGCTGTGCTAGACTCCCTAAATGGTTGGGTTTGGAAAGACGACTCTCAGATAGTTCGCCTGGTCGTCAAGAAAGTTTATTCGGCCTCGGAAAAAATAGCGGTTTCGGTGTTTTTGTAGGGCATAAAATTTAGGTTAACTGGAGAACATGAAATGAGAGAGCCAACGCCGTCAAAGTTTGTAAAACACGAGCCCTGCCCAAAATGTAACAGCAGGGATAACCTTGCCCGATTTAGTGACGGACACGGTTATTGTTTTGGATGTAATTACTTCGAACCTTCAAAGGAGAACAACGCTGTGGTTTGTATGGAAAACAAAGATTCTAATCTGATTCGGGTTGAGTATTCCAACTTACTTAAAAGGGGGCTAACCCAAGAAACTTGTATATTCTGGAAGTATGGCGTTGGTGAATACAACGGCCAGGCCGTTCACATTGCTCAATACTACAGAGAGGGAACGGTGTCCGCGCAGAAGCTTCGCTTTCCCTCCAAGGACTTTCTGATTTTAGGCAACGCAAAGTCGCTGCCTCTTTTCGGGATGAATCTTTGGAAGGACGGCGGGAAGATGGTAACGGTAACGGAGGGAGAGCTTGACGCTATGTCCGTTGGACAGGTCTTTGGGAATAAGTGGCCGGTAGTCAGCGTACCTAGCGGTGCGGCGGGTGCGCTTAAGTCTTTCCAAAACAATCTGGAATGGTTGGAGAAGTTTGAGACTGTCGTTATCATGTTTGATGACGATGATGCGGGAAGGAAAGCGGCCAAAGAATGCGCCGTGCTTCTGACCCCCGGTAAAGCCCGGATAGCAACAATCCCAGGATTCAAGGACGCCAACGAAGCTTTGGTTGGCGGAGAGGGCAAGAGGATCATCGACGCTGTCTACGCTGCCAAGGCCTACAGGCCGGATGGTGTTGTGCTTGGCGAAGACCTTTGGAACACGATCAATGAAGAGGATAAGAACGATTCTGTTCCGTATCCTTGGTCGGGACTGAACGAAAAGCTTTTGGGCATACGCAAGGGCGAGCTTGTTGTTTTGACAAGCGGAACCGGCATTGGAAAGTCATCCGTTTGCAGGGAGCTTGTTTGCCACTTGATTAGGAGTGGGAAAAAGGTCGGTCTGTTAATGTTGGAGGAATCCGTCAAGAGGACCGGAAGAAACTTGATGGGTGTGTACCTAAGCACTCCCACATATTTTTGGAAAGACCGCGGGATAACCGAAGAGGATAAGAGAAAGGCATTTGACGCTACGGTTTCAAAGGTTGTTCTTTTCGACCACTTTGGATCCGTTGATCCGGAAAACCTGTTGGCCCGGGCGAGGTACATGATTAAATCGTGTGGGTGCGAGTACCTTTTTCTGGACCACCTATCCATCGTTGTGAGTGGGTTGGGGGACGGAGATGAGCGGAGGATGATCGATAATGTTATGACATCCCTCCGTTCATTGGTAGAGGAGACGCAGGCCGCCATGTTCGCTGTATCGCATCTCCGAAGGCCGGACGCTGATCGGGGCCATGAAGAAGGGGTGGCCACGTCTCTAAGCCAATTGCGGGGCTCCCACTCTATTGCCCAACTTGCCGATGCAGTAATTGGGTTAGAAAGAAATCAGCAAGGAGAGCAGCCGAACGATCTTACTGTTCGAGTCTTGAAAAACAGATTTACAGGAGATACAGGCATCGCTTCAACCCTGGTTTATAACAAATCTACGGGTCGGTTGTTCGAAACGATTACACCGCCCAACAACGATGTAATAAGCAACGATGATCTTTGACTTCAGGGGTTGTGGCGAAATCGGCAAACGCAGTAGACTTAAAATCTGCCGGAATAAAATCCTTGTGGGTTCAAGTCCCACCATCCCCATAACTAGGGTCGGTAACTCAACTGGTAGAGTAGCGGACTTTTAATCCGTAGGTTGGGGGTTCAAGTCCCCCTCGACCCATCACTAGGCAATATGTAGGTATTATATGTGAATGAGCTACGAAAAACGAAAACTAAAAAGGGCAGCACTAGATGTAATTAAATACGCAAGGCATTTGGTCGATTGCGAGAAAAACCTAAAAAACAATCTTTTTAAAGATATGGTCAGGTTAAAAGTATTTTTGTTGTTGAAAAAAGCAGTAGTTATTCTAGACAAGAAGGAAGAAAATGAGGAAACGACTTCTAACAGACGAGCAAGTAGAAGAAATTAAAATAAAGGTTCTTAGGGGCGAAACAAAAATAGATCTTTCGCGTCAATATGGTGTTAGCCCCCAATTAATCTCGGTTGTGTGTAAGTATGGTTATGGGGAGCGCCCGGAGTACGGATACAAGCTCTTGCCTAAGGTCCCAAAAGACAAGGATTGTTGGGAAGAAATAGCAAGAAAGTACTCGGAGCAGAACCCAAACGATCCGATTAAAGCTACAACAGCCAGGAAATACCACGATATAGCTCTTGACAAGCTGAGAGACAAGCTTAAAATGTACGCCAACTACCCCGAATAAGGAAGAACAAAATGGTTGTCTATTTTGATATCGAAACAAACAAAATTGAAGACTGGACCCGTTTAAGCGACTTAAAAAGTATTCATTGTTTTTGTGTTGCGGTGGATGATGCTGATCCCATGATGGTTGATCTTGGGGTTGGGTGCGAGCTTTTAAAATCGGCTAAGTCAATCGTAGGCCACAATATTATTAGCTTTGATCTGCCTGCTATAGCAAAAATAACCGGGTTCCACGCGGAGTTTACTGCCGAAGTTGTGGACACTCTGGTTCTGGCTCGCCTTCTCAAGACAAACATCAGAGAAGAAGACGTTGCGGCAGGGCTTTCGTCCGATCTTGTGGGAAGCCACTCCCTGAAAGCTTGGGGGGCCAGGCTTGGGATGCAGAAACTTGACGCTCCTGTATTCGATTCCTATAGCCTTTCGTTGGAGGAGTACTGCAAGCAAGACGTTAAAATAGTACGAGCCCTGAAAGACAAACTGTATTCGTTGAATACCATGAGCGACCGGGCTTTGAAGATAGAGATGGAGTTTGCAAAAATTATCCGGAAGCAGGAAGAGGCGGGTTTTTGTTTCGATAGCCGTGGCGCCGAGTTACTCCACGCTACCTTAAGAAAAGAGATGGTTGATATCGAAGCAGACATGAAGTCGCTATTCCCGCCAAAGACAATAGATCGTACTTCTGCGAAAACCGGAAGGGCGCTCAAGCAAAAGATTCAGGAGTTTAATCCCGCAAGCAGGGTTCAGATTGCCGAAAGACTTATCGAGAAGTACGGTTGGAAGCCCACAGAGTTTACTCCGGATGGGAGGGTAAAAATTGACGAGTCCATCCTATCCGAACTGTCCTTCCCAGAAGGCCAGATTCTAAGTAGGTACCTGACCGCACAAAAACGTTTGGGTCAATTGGCAGAAGGCGATGAGGCTTGGCTAAAGCTTTGTGTGAATGGTCGGATACACGGAAGGGTAAACACCAACGGGGCCATTACGGGCCGCTGTACCCACTCCAACCCCAACCTAGCCCAAGTCCCGTCCGATGCCGAATACCGCTCCCTATTCCTTCCGGAGCCTGGGTATCGTCTTGTTGGGGTGGATGCTTCGGGGTTAGAGCTACGCTGTCTGGCTCATTATCTGGGAAAGTATGACGGAGGCGACTACGCCGGGCAGCTAGTAAACGGAGATATCCATTGGACCAACGCTATCGCGTTCGGCCTAACCAACGAAGAGCAAGATAAAAGCAATCCCGAACACAAGAAAATCCGGGATAAATCTAAGGGTGCTATCTACGCTCTTATCTACGGTGCGGGAGACAATAAGCTAGGGGATGTACTTGGCAATCCCCGGGGTGGGCGGGAGGCTAGGAATAGTTTTGAAAACCGAGTTCCCGCCTTCGCTGTTCTCAAGAAGAACCTGACAAGGATATTGAACTCTTATGGGTACTTGAAGGGGTTGGATGGCCGTCCCCTATACCCACGCTCGCCCCACGCCGCCTTAAACACATTGCTCCAGTCCGCAGGCGCCGTGATTATGAAACAAGCCTGTATAATCCTGTGGGAAAGGCTTAATGCCCTGAAGATCGGTGGAGTGTTGGTAAATCAAGTCGCAAGCATCCATGACGAGTATCAATTTAGCGTTCATCCCGCTTATGCTGAAGATGTTGGTAAAATGGCTGTGAGTAGCATTCAAGCGACAAGCGGGGCTCTTAGTATTAGATGTCCCCTAGACGGTGCATATCGAGTCGGGTCGAACTGGTCAGAAACACACTAAAAGGAAACACAAATGGCTCTGGGTAGAAACACTATTAATGCGTATTCTGCGGGGTTTTTGGATGGGGAGGGTTGTGTCTTTTTCAAGAACTCTCCCACGGTAGAAATCACGAACAAACACAAACATCCCCTGTTTAAGCTCAAGAAAAAGTGGGGAGGAAACGTAAGAACACAATCCAAGGAGCGGCAAGTTTATGTTTGGTCTATTTACGGAACGTCTGCTCTTGCCTTTCTAAAGGCGGTTAAGAAGTACAGCATCGTTAAGCACAGCCAAATAGAAACGTTAGTTAAGTTTTGTAAATTAGGACACAGCAAAAGCTGCAAAGCTAAAAAAGTAAAGCTTCTCAAGAAACTAAAGGATTTAAAAAATGTCTACCCCTCTTGAATATCTTGAAACAAGTGAGTTGTTAGAAGAGCTTAAAAACCGATTCCCCGAGATGGCCTTTGTCGGTTATGTTGCCACCAATAAAAAGATCGACTCGGACAGCTATCAGATCTGCATTAAAAGCAGCACACATGGGTCTTTGGGACTAGCTAAAATTTTGGAAAACGCATGTATTGAGGCAGGAGAGTGAGTTGACTGATTACTCTAAAGTTGATACTGCCTTAATAGACGGGGACATCCTTGTTTATTCTGTTTGCAAAATTACAGAGTTTACTGCAAGCTTTGGGGACGATGTTGACATTGCTTATGCGAACATCCACGAAGCAATGCATATCAGCGAAACTCTTTTAGAATCTTGGTTGGATAAGTTAAAAGTAAAAACGTGCGTTATTGCCTTTTCCGGCCAGGATAATTTTAGGAAAAAGATTTACCCACCCTACAAAGCACACAGAAAAACTTGTAGAAAGCCCTGCGGGTACGCAGCCATCAAGAAGCTGTTTAAAGAAAAGTATACGGTTTTGTGTGAGGATAAGATAGAAGGAGACGATGTCCTGGGATTACTGCAAACCGACAGCACTATCATCGTCTCACAAGATAAAGATTTAAACGGAATCCCTGGATGGTTATGGAACCCCGACAAAGACGATCATGGAAGGTTTGTTGATGAAAAAGAAGCCGATCTGTTCTTTCTGAAACAAACTCTAATGGGAGACAAGACCGATGGATATCCGGGGCTTGAGGGGGTTGGTCCGGTAACAGCAAGCAAAATTTTAAAAAAGGGTGTTTGGGAAGAAGTTGAGCAGGCTTATGTAAATTCTGGGTATACTTCTTCCGAAGCTCTCGTACAGGCTCGTTGTGCTAGAATTCTTAGATCCGGCGAATACGATTGGGACACACAAGAAATTAAATTATGGACACCGCAACAGACTTAAATAAAAACGAAAAAACCGATAGGCAATGGCTTTTAAACCTCCACAGAGAACTAACCGAAGAGGCTAGGTTTCTGTCCGAACGGAAAAACCACGATTACAGCGGCGGGAAAGACTCTACCCACCCCTTCCTAAACTTTACCCGATGCGAATCTATGGGGGTTTGTGCGACAGAAGCCGGTATCATGGTTCGTCTGACCGACAAAATGTCACGTCTGTCTACGTTTATTACTACGGGGTCTTTTAAGGTTAAGGACGAAGCTCTTAGAGATACTGTCTTGGATGTCATTAATTATGTTATTATTTTGTACGCTTATATTCAAAGCAAGAAAGCTGTAAAAAATGATTAACAAGCCTTCTAAGGAACTGGAATACGAAAAAATTCCAATCGTAACCCAGGAATTAGTAAAATTTTTAGATCAAAACTTCCCAGAGCAATGTGCTTCTTTGACCGAAACGGTCAACGAGATCTTCTTTAAATCTGGGCAGAGATCTGTTGTTGTGTTTTTAAAAACCCTTTATATGGAGCAAATTCAATGATGGAGTTAATTAAATAATGTGCGGCGGCGGTCCTAGCGTCCCCCCTCCTCCTCCCCCACCGCAATACAATCTGAGAGGACCGGACATTATCCGACTTTCAGAACCGAGTAAGCAAGCGGCCCCCAAGAAGCCCCAGGTTCAAAACGAACAAACCGTAAAGCGTAGGGGTAAAAGGGGACTTGTTATTCAACCCCAAAGTGGCTATGGAGTCAGCATCCCCGGATCCGGAGGGTCTTCATCAGGCGGCTCAACGCGGTCGTAATCTAAAATCATGGGAACTTTAAAAAGCGAGTATTTAAAGTTAGAGACAGAAAGATACCCGTATATATCCCGTGGTCGAGACTGTTCTAAACTAACGCTTCCACACTTGTTACCAGACGAAGGCGACCAGTCCGCCAATTCGTTCGCCACACCCTATCAATCTGTCGGCGCTCGGGGCGTAAACAACCTGGCTTCAGCTCTTCTTTTATCCCTTCTCCCCCCAAACGCGCCCTTTTTTAGATTTGTAATCGATCCCAAGGCGTCGAAAAACCTAGCTGCGCTTTCTCCTCAGGCAAAGACGGAGGCAGAAACAAGCCTTTCCGAAATGGAGAGACTGGTGATGCGGGATATTGAAGGACAGACAATCCGGGTTTCTTTGTTCGAAGCCCTCAAGCAGTTGTTGGTTGTCGGAAACGTCCTTGTCCACTTTCCGGACGAGGGCGGTATGCGGGTTTTCCGCTTAGATAACTATGTTGTGCAACGATGCTGTTTCGGCAAAGTAAGAAAAATTATTTTAAAAGAAAAGCTTTCAATTTCTTCTCTTAGCCCAGACCTGTTGCCTTTTGTTGGTGATGTTCCTCAATACGAATCAAGCGTCGATCTCTACACTTGCTGCCATGTCGGCCAAAAAAACAAGGTCGAGATCTATCAAGAAATAAACGGAAAGCTGATTCCCGATTCTTACGCAACTTTTCCAGAAGAAAAAAGTCCGTTTATTGCTTTGCGAATGCACAGGGTTGACGGAGAAGATTACGGGCGTAGCTATGTAGAACAATACTTTGGAGATTTATTCTCATTAGACAGCCTATCTAAAAGCATTATTGAGAGTGCAGCTGTAATGTCAAAGATTGTGTTCCTTGTTAACCCCGTGGGAACAACGCGAGCTAAGAAAATTGCCCAAAGTCTAAACGGGTCTATTATCGAAGGAAATGCAGCGGATGTTACTGTGCTTCAGGCTCAGAAAGCCGCTGATTTAACGGTGGCCCTTCAGACAATGGGTTCTATCAATGAGCGGCTGAGTTATGCCTTTATGCTCACAGAAGCAAGCATTAGGAACGCAGAACGGGTTACAGCCGAAGAGGTTCGATTGGTGACCCAAAGTATCGAACGGCAGCTAGGCGGCATTTACAGTATTCTTTCGTTAGAGTTCCAACTTCCCCTTGTTAATCGAATTGTAGAGCGTTTAACAAAGGAGAAAAAAATGCCAAAAATGAACAAAAAGTTTATCACCCCCACTATTGTGACGGGTATAGATGCTTTGGGTAGGGGCAATGATCTTAATAGATTAGACATCTTTTTGGGTGGAATTTCCCAACTGTTGGGGCCGGAAGCCCTGGGAAATTTTGTTAATCTAAGGGAATATTTAAATAGGCGCGCTGCTTCTCTAGGTATTGATACAATGGGGCTTATTAAGACGGATCAGGAATTACAGCAGGAAGCACAGATGGCGCAGCGACAACAACTGCTGAAAATGGCAGGTCCTAAAGCAGTAGAAACAATAGGAAATATGGTTCAGAATCAAGGTAATCAACAATGAGCGAAACACAGAAAATCGTTATTAATCGTAGTACCGAAGAGGTAAACAACGAAGCTGGCAAAGAAGCGGCTTACATTGAGAGCGTCCAAAAGAAAGAAACGGAAGCGGCTATTAGTAACCCAGAACCGCAAGAACCAAAGGCGGAAGGATCAAGGCCGTCCTGGCTTCCCGAAAAGTTTAACACTCCGGAAGATATGGCGACGTCTTACAAAGAGTTGGAGCGGAAAGTAGGAACCAAGATTCCAGAAGCTGCCAAGCCTCCTTCCGAAAACGCATTAGAGCCTTTCCACCAGGAGTTTTTGGAAACAGGAAATATCAGCGAAGACTCTATCAAAACAATCGTTGGTTTGGGTTATCCAGAAAACTTTGTTAGAAGCTATATTCAGGGACAGCAAAGTTTAGTAGAAGCTCAAAACAACACTATTATGTCCAGAGTCGGGGGGCGTGAGGCTTACGGTCAAATGGTTGAGTGGGCGGCGGAAAACCTTGACGAAGGGGAAATCGAAGCTTTTAACGCAACCGTTTCATCCGGCAACCCAAGCTCTATCAACCTAGCGGTAGATGGTCTTAAATCACGTTGGCATTTGTCTACGGGTGTTCCCGGAAAGAAGCCCCTAGTTCTCGGCCAAACCCCCACAGCTTCTTCGTCGGGAGCCTATCAGAGCATTGCCGAAATTGTGGCTGCAATGAAAGACCCTAGATACGATAAAGACCCAGCATATCGTAAAGAAGTAGAGTCAAGAGTCGCACTTTCAAACGTTTTAGGAGCATAAAATTGAAAAATAAAAACACAACTGTTCTCGGAATTGTGGCCATTTTATCGGCTGTCAGCGCTTTGTTAACCGCAATTTTTGACGGAGATCCCACAACAAGTCCAGACTATACAACGGCTGTTGCTGCGGCTATCGCTGGCCTCGGATTAATTTTTGCTAAGGACGCCGGAACAAAAGAATAATGTCTTTATTAAAAGGTTTGTTTTCGGCTTTACTGGAATTTATTTATGGGCTATCTACCAAAAATGTTGAAGCTAAAGACGCTGATCCTACTGCCGGTGGTATTAAGCGTAAGTTTATTGATCGGGTGCGCGAGTACCGTGATTCTTGTTCCACCCGGAACGCCGGTACAGATTGCGGAACCGGTGGAAACCAAGGTATTTGTTGTGCAGAAGGACGGCACAAAAATCAAGTCCCAGAACAAGGTGAGGCTTGAGGCGGGTTGGTGGGTAGCCGACATGTCCGAATAAAACTATTATATTTTTTTACATCCCAACTCCTGTAGTAGAGAAATCTACTGCGGGGGTTTTCTTTTTAGGCATCTGGCAAGCCAGAAAGCGCCTTGATTTTATGGCCCCTTGCGAGGGATAACTATTTAAATCGGTGTTATTTTGCCATCTATTTATTCATTAATTTAGTTTTTTCAAAGGAATTTTTTTACTATGTCTAATTACGCTTTTACAAACCCCAGTAAACCGGGGGGCGTTAACGATGCATTGTTTCTCAAAATGTTTTCAGGAGAAATCATCACTACTTTTGAGGTGAACAATGTTATGATGCCTCTGCACCGTGTCCGCACGATTAGCAGCGGCAAGGAAGCTCAGTTCCCTGTTACCGGTACGGCAAACGCCCTCTACCACACGCCGGGAGAAAGCATCCTGACCTCCTCAAGCGGACTGGATCTTTATGCTGCGGGAGCACCGAGTGGAAGTCCGACGACCGTATTCAACAGCAACGCCAACATTACATCTAAGTATGTTCAGCAGTTTGCGCACAACGAGAAAACAATTAAAATCGACGATGTGCTTACTTCTAGCGTATTTGTTGCGGATCTTGACCAGATGAAGAACCACTACGATGTCCGTTCTATTTATACGACGGAAATCGGACGTGCTTTGTCTTATGTCTTTGATCGCAATCTTATTCGAACGGTTATTGCAGGCGCTCGTCGAGAGGAGAATCGTTTTGGCACCGAGGCCCCCGTTTACTTAGGCGCGCAAATTAGTGGAGGAAGCACGACATCGTCTATTGTTTCGGCTCTTTTCCAAGCAGCCCAAAAAATGGACGAGAAGAATGTTCCAATGCAGGACCGACATTGTGTTCTTACTCCGGAATATTACTACAAACTGGTCTCAGCTGGCAGCGACGTTATTAATCGGGATTACAACTCCGAAGGTAACGGTAGCTTGGCTAGCGGAACAATTGTGTCGGTTGCCGGAATTCAAATTCATAAATCCAACAATGTTCCTACCACCAATGAAACGACTGTTACCAACGTACACAATTCGACTCGAATCAAGAACGATGTGTTCGGCGATAGCGGCGTTGGATACGGTCAAGTCAACTTTAGCACCACACGCGGAATCATTTTCCAAAAGGAAGCTGTGGGAACGGTTAAGCTTATGGATCTTTCTGTTGAAACCGAGTACTTCATGGATCGTCTTGGCCACCTTATCTTGGCTAAGTACGCTATGGGCCACGACGTTCTTCGGGAAGAGTGCTGTTTCGAGCTGACAACCTAATAAGTTGTTATAAGTTTGTAGGTTTTTGTGTTTACGGGGGAGGGGGTGTGGTTAATCCCGCATCCTCTCCCCTATTTTTGGAAACAATATAATATGGCTTTAGAACCAACTACAAAATTAGCGGCAATTAATACTATGATGTCGTCTATAGGAGAAGCCCCCGTAAATTCTCTTGACTCACAAAGGTCCGATGTTCTAACAGCTATCAGTATTTTAGAAGAGATTACAAGAGAAGTGCTGAGTTACGGGTGGCATTTCAATACCGCCATCAATGTTGTTATGACTCCGGAAACATCAAGTGGATATATTCTTGTTCCCCCCGGTTTAGTCAGGGTTGATACGGAAGGAGAAAACTCATCTGTAGACCCAGTTATTAATGGAAATAGGTTGTTTAATAGGGTAACAAATTCATTTTCTTTTAACGCCCCCATAAAAACAACCCAGGTTTATTTGATGGAATTTTCGGACATTCCTGAAATCGGAAAAAGGTATATTACTGTGCGCTCTTCCCGAGTCTTTCAAGATCGTGTTTTGGGATCGGCAAAACAACATTCGTTTTCTCAAATGGACGAAATGCAGGCTCTTGCCCGTCTTACCGAATATGAGGGCGAGATAGGAGATTACTCAATGTTGGACAGTCCCGATGTTTGGCGAATCCTAATTAGACGATCTTATAGGATGTATTAAATTGCATAAAACAATCTCAATACCAAACCTTTTAGGAGGCATTTCTTCTCAGCCCCCGAGTGTTCGAGAGAACAACAAGGCAACAAACATTGAGAACGCGGTTCCGTCCGTAGTAGAGGGTCTTATTAGAAGGCCTCCTACAGAGTTTATTGGCGGTTTAACCAAATCAAACGGCAGTCTTTGCGCTCTTTCGGGAACCGAAACTCCATTTTTCCACTTCATCGACAGAGACGCATCTGAAAAATACCTCTTAACTATTTTTAACGATGGTACTTATAACATCTATGATCTAGTTAATTCTACTCGAAAGACAACATACGGGCTTGCTTTTCCGTCGGTTGCCGAATCTACCAGCAGAAAAGCAATAACTATCGGAGATGTTACTTTTGTCTCTTCTGCCGAAGAAACGGTTACATTTAAAAGCGGTGCGGTGTCTACTGCGATTCCGGCTGTGTATGATAAAGCCGGATTAGTTTTTATTAAACAAGCCAA